AGAGGGGAAAACCCCAATAAATACGGGTTTTACACTATGGGCAAATGCACCATAAAGATACCAAGTATGGCTTAAATCGGCTTAAAACACCCTCTTTATAGCGAGATTAAACAAATTGACTCAAACCAGCTATTAAAACTGCTAATACAGTTGTCCAAGCTAACAATTCACTTCTAGATATTTTCTGGTTAACTTTTTCATGTAAGGCGTCTATTCTTACATTCATATCCTTTTGCCCCTCTAACAAAAGAGCTAACATTTCTTTTTGAGTATATCCGTTATCTGCCATGACCATAGCCACCATACTTACAATTACAGATAGTTATATTTGTATATCCATTTTTAGCTTTATAAGTTCTACATTCTGAAATTTTAGGTGTTTTATTTTTTTTCATCTTTAGGCTCTGTTATCCAATCCCAATCTAATTCTTCAGCAATTCTTTCAAACTTATCTACTTTTTGCAAAACAAAATAGATAGCTTTAATTAAAAAATAAAGGGAAACCATTCCCATAAATATTTGTTCCATTATTAATCCTTTCTAAATTTAATAGTAAGTAACCACAATGCAATAGAAATAAGTATTGCGATTCCAACTATATCTTTAGCTGTACCCGTTAACGTTAACCAAGCTATAAAAAAACCTAATAATGTAAATGTTTGAGCTAACGTTTCTTTTAATATTCCTTTAAACCATGTAAAAAATTTGTTTATCATCTCACTCTTCTCAACGGAATAGCTGAAACAGATATAATTTGACTAGCAATAATTACGGGAACAACTACTTCCTGCGCTTTTTCTTTTTGGTCATTAGTCATATCGTTTCCAATTTCCGTTATTTCAATATCTTCTATTCGAATATCAATTATAGCACCAATCGGGTCAGCTAAAAATTCTTCAACTTGAACTTCTACAACAGCGTCAGCTAACGTATAAGGTTGTGTAGATTCTTCTGCGTTTTCAACTGCTCTTTCAACAAATTCTTCAACAGCTTGCGCAACGTCTTCATCTTCTTTTGCTAATTCTGCAACAATTTCAACGTCTTCAGATTCTTCAAACCCTAAAACTTCTGCAACTACTTCGACTTGTTCGGCAGTAAGTTCTTCAGTTTCATCTTGAACGACTTCAATTGCTTCTTCAACAACCTCTGCAATAACTTGTATTGCTTCTTCGCTGACTTCATTAAGGTTTTCAACCCCAATGTCATTGACTTCTTCAATGATTTCAATGACTTCAACTGTTTCCAATTCTTCAACATATTCCTCAATTACTTCTTCTAATTCTTCCTCATATTCTAGTAATTCTTCTTCTGATAATTCTTCTTTAACAATTTCTTCTTCAAAAACTATTGGTAATTCAACAATATCTTCAATAACTTCTTCTAACTCTGCAACTTCTTCCTCAACCATTTCCTCAGAAAGTATTTCTTCATTAAATAATTCTTCTTCTTCCAAAGGTAAAGTATTATCTGTAAATATTTCTTCTTCAATATCAATTTCATCTTCAACAAATTCATCTTGTATAGATTCTAAATCTTTCTCTATATCTTTGGGGTCTGGTGGAAATAAATCATTAGCAATAAATATATCAATTAAATTAATGTCTTCTTCAATTACAATAATTTCAGTTTCAAATTCTTCTAATTCATCAATATATTCTTCTATTTCAAGTACCACTTCAACAAATTCTTCAAGTTCTTCTTCTGATAATTCTTCAATAAACTCAATTTCTTTTTCTAAAAGTTCAATTTCTTTTTCTAATATTTCTGCTTCTAATTCAACGAGTTCTTCTAATTCCTCAATTTCTTCTTCTGTTAAATCTTCAATGTATATTATTTCTTCATCAAGAATTAAGACTTCTTCCCCTGTGTTGTCATCTGTATTGCCTGTATGTATGAGTTCTTCTTCTTCATAAATCTCATGTTCTTCACTTAGATTTTCTTCATCTTCTTCATAGATTTGTATATCGCAATCGCCCCTTTCAATTTGAGCGTCTGTCATGTCGCAACCGTAATCTTCTAAATTATTAGCACGTTCCATATCCCTTTCAACAGTTCCGTCATCAACTTCTGTTTGTGTATATTCAAGTTCTTCGCCGTCTATTTCAACAATAACTATTGGAATAGTTGTAGTTGTAGTTGGCGGTGGCTCTGGCTCAGGCTCTGGCTCAGGTGGTGGCGGGACAGTAGTTGTTGTAGTACTAGATGTTGTGGTAGTTGTTGTAGTTGTGCTAGATGTAGTGGTACTAGATGTTGTGGTACTAGATGTAGTAGTAGTAGCAGTATTGTCATATATATAGTACACATTATCTATTAACCACCAATCCTGTAAGTTATCAGAAGCACCAGCTATTTGAATTTCATTAATAGTTGTTCCCGTTGGGGCAGTTACCGAAAGAGTAGCTGTACTATTTTCAATTGTTTGGGGGTCAGCTTCGTCCCAAGTGTTAATAAAGTTTATTGTGGAAGTTGTATCATCATCATAGTAAACAGTTGCAGTTCCAGTAGATTCCCTAGCACCATACCTCAAACCAACTTCTGTTATTGGTTTTGTATCTGAATTAGGAAAAGCAATAGTTAATGTGTCTGTTGAGCTTCTAAGCCCTAATTGGTATCTATCCGCCCCGTAATATTGCGAGCCGTGGCAATCCATGTCTTCAATATTTATACTTCCGGGCGCTTGACTATTTTCACAATTAGCTTCAGCGGAAACAGAAGTATCATTAGCACCATATACAAAAGTAATATCTTGATTTATTTGTTGATTATCAAAATTTTCAGTTACAGTTACATCTTCAGCACTTGCTGGAAATGGCGGTAAAATTAGAAATAAAACTATTAATAAGCGTACAGCCGTATTAAATTTGTAAACCACAATTTAGCCTCCGCAATTGCAGTTGCCACAGCAGTCCATTATCCACCTACCTTAAATAATATTTCTCTAATAACTTCTTCTATAATTATTAAGTTTTGATTAAACCCTGAAATACTATCCTGATAAGCAATAACTTGTGCTTTTAATGTAGCCACTTCTTGTTGTAAATCGTTAACTGTTTTAAACAACCAACCAACTAAAGCTGCTAAACCACCTTGTAGTATTTGTCCGAGATTAACTTGTGCTTTCATTTAATCTTCGTATGTTGCCTTTGGTTTGTATTGTTCAAGAGCATGTTGAATAACAGTTATAAAACTTGTTAAAAAAGCTACGCCAACTAATTCCATAACGTCTGCGTCAATTATCCCACTTGAATTTGCTAACCATAATGATATTGCTGATTGTAAGCCTGTTCTAAATGCTTTAGATAGCATAAACTTCCAATAAGCTTTTGCATTTTTCATGAATTCTCCTATTCTTCTTCCGCTATCATACCACCAAATTGCCTGCGGTTATAATCTTTGCAGGTTTTATTACCACAAATAAACTTGGAAGTATTAGCAATATATAATAAATCTTCTTTGCATTTTGGACATGAAATTTTTATGGGTGACCCCCAGCTAGACTATGTTCTTTCCCTCTAGTTTAGCATTTAGGTTTATGAGATTCCCATTAATCTCAGATAGTTTTTCATTAATTGTTGTTGCATTAACCATGTCTGGTGGACTTGCGTTACTAACCCCGCCAAGATTAATTTTTGAATATTTAATAGTTACTTTATTGCCTAGTAACAATTCTTTAGCAACTTTAGGATACATTTTCTTGTAAGCGTCCCCTGAGCCACCAACAAAACCGTCTTTACCTTTGTCTAAGTCTTGTTGAGTTTCTCCTAACAGCAAACAACCCGCAGTATGCTCGTCTGTGTTCCCCGTATGAATTAAAATCCATTTAAAGTTAGGAACATCTTGTAGCCAAAGCATTCCCTTATGTAAAGCACCATATCTCTTAGTGTATTTTTCGTGAAACCCACCAACTGTTCTTAATTTTATTTCGTATTCGCCGTCTGGAATACAGGTTTCGCCTGCAACTTTAACATCTCTATATTCATCTTCAAGGGTAAAGCATTCAAACAACCCATTAATAAATAACATTCCATTTGTAGCGTCTTTACCAAACTGCGTTCTTACTACGTCAAGTTTCATTAGCTTGGTTTTGGATTATCGTCTTTAACTTTTTTAACAGCTTTATACCATTCGCCAGTCTTGTCGCCTTTTCCAGCGGTCATATCGTGATATAACAAGTCAAGTTGGTCGCCTATGCTTGCATAAGCTTCTTGCCTTGCTCTTACATAACCGTTATCTTGCTCATCTAATTTATACTGCGCTCTATCTTCAATAGCTTGGTCGTATTCTGCCTTAGTAAACTCTCTTCTTTCATTGTTTACTTGTGCAAATAACGGCTTTTCACTTTCTATTTCAGAAGTAGCTTCCGTTCTAAATTGTGCGATTGTCTTAATTGCCATAATATTTTTCCTTTCCTTATCTTAGCATTTATTTTCTTAGTCCGTAAAGTTTAAATTCGCCACTAGCTATATTGCCACTACTTGCGTGAAAAGATACGCCATTTGTAGCTTGTGCAACTGTCAGCGTACCACCCCCAACATAAGACCTTAAATCCCCATTTTCGCCTCTACCTGTTGTTTTACAA